ATATCATAAGGAAAAAATGAAGTGGGTAAGTTGCCAACGATTACTTGACACAAACGGGGCGGTTTTCTCATTTGACAAATTATTTCCGACCTTGTATAATATACTTAACAAGAGAACCGAAAGCTGGGTGAAGTCCAGCCGCCGGCGAGAGTAATTTGCTAAAAGTAGCGCCTTATCTTACCAGGACAGGGGCGCTACTTTTTGTGTCTGATGAGAGTAACAACAAGAGTAACGATGGAACAGATCATGCTCACGAACGCGAACAGATCACTGTATGTAACCATACACACCAGCTCCTTTCTGAAAGGTCCGGAAGCTGGAGTATCGCCCCTTCGGTTCCCTGGGTAAGTATATTATATTGTCAAGGTGGTGCCCCTGCGGCGGGGCAGGGGCGTTTTTTGATTATTCATCGAAATCATCATCGTTATCTTCGGACGTATAATCTGTGGTATATGGAGTGTCTACAGATTGAGACTGCCTATATTCCTCGGCGATCATTGTTCGATTGAATTCCGCTGTAGGATCTAACTGATTTACCAGTTCTTCCAGTTCGTCTATGTTAGAATAAAAGAATTCTTTCCTTGTGTTTACTTTGTTGACGCGCTTATTATTTAAAATTTCGTGCATCTTACTTTCCAACCCAACGGCATCATCCGAGAAAATGAAGCTGTGTACATCGAAGCGGAACGGAACACTGGCACTTCCCAACTCATCGACACGTTCCTGCGGATTGATTCGTCTGGTCATTCCAATTTTAAAGACATTCTCTCCAAAGGAACCGAGATTGCTGATAATATAGACGTTTCCGGCCTTACCATTTTGGAGCTTGGAGATTTCGTCTTTTTTCAGAACCACATCTGACAACTGGCCCTGCAATTCCAGAATTTTTGCATTAAGAAGCGCAATTTGGCTTTCATCGTTGGCTACAGACAGGGCCTCTGTTGCTTTATCAATCTCAGACTGGTATTTTGCCTCCTCCTGCTCGATTTTCTTCTTTTGAGCTTCCAGAGCTTTTCGCTCTTCGGCTTCCTCTCGCATCTGCTGTTTAATGGCAAGCTGCTCTTGTTTGGCCTGTTCTTTTTTTACATAATAGTTGTATTCAATTTTGATAGCAGACATGAAAAGATACTCGATTTCGCCAATAAATTTTGTTAGTGTTCCGGCGATACTCTGGTTCCCGGTTCCCGCGATTTTTAAATACTTTGCAGTGATCTGTTTAACATCGTCGATGGCTCGATCCAGTTTTTCATATCTTAAATTATATAAAATATTTTGGAGTTCAGCGCGTAAGGCGATAACCATTAACTGATAAATAGCCTGATTGGATTTTGTGGTATAGCGTACAGAGTAAGCATCCAATACTTTGTTGATTGCTTTGTCATTTTCTCTGTATGCCTTCTGGAGCTCTTTGATGTCCATGCAGTGGAGCTTCAAGAGCACGTTTGGAGTGAATTCCTCATAGGTTTCTTTGTCGGCTTCCGAGAGAGAATGGATTTCTCCATTGTGAAGAAAAGAGGAAACACAGTAGTCGACACTTGCATACAAAGATTTTAAACGAGAGAGCTTTCGTTCGTTGGTTCCAACTTGTTTTTCAAGAGAGCTATTCCGAGCTTCCAGGTTGGCTATCTCAGTATGGAGGCGGTCTATAATTTCGTTATTTTTTTGCGCCTCATTATTAACTTCGGTTTCCATTTCATTATACTGTTTGGAGAGATTTTCTATTTTTTCTTTAACTTCAAAATATGTTTTTGCACCCAGTTCTCTGAGTTTTTGCTCAAGTTGTTCAGCGTGATTAATTGCAGCTGTTTTTTCGTCATTCGTTAATTGGATGGAGTTTTCTAGTTCCTTCATATAGGCTAATCGTTTTCTCTCGTCCCAATAATGAATAACGAGAAGTATTATGCCTGCTATACCGGGAATAACAAAAGGCCATAGGAAGAGTAGAACTCCGATAAACCATGTCTGCAAATACCATTTTCTTTTCATACATGTACCCCCTATTTTTATTTTAATCTTAACTTGATCAGCTCTTTCGGGTACCCTGTACCTTGACAGAACTGTTCAATAGTGCATTCTTTATATTCGGATATCATATCGTCATCAATGAGCAGCTCAGCCGCAAACCGGTTAGCTTCCCGCTCAATCCCCGATGTCAATAACAGGGTTTTATTTTTTATAAAGGCACAATTCTCCTTCCGATGGAGAAGTGCGTGGCCAAGTTCATGCGCCACGATAACCAGAAACAACGGGATGTCCACCGGTATGTCCGAATTTACAAAGATCCAGCGCTTTCGCTTTATGAGTTTGTAATTCCCCAGGATGTTACCCAGAGGGACAACGGCGATCCGGATCCCGGCGGCCTTTGCAATCGTAACTGGGTTCCTCGTCCCAGTCAGCCGGACATAATATCGGATTAGCCGCCTGGATTTGTGGTCGGTACTCTCCAAACGATATCACCCCTTATTTTTGTGAGGATTGTATATTTCCTTGTTTTCCTTTTTGGTTTCTCTCAATGCAAACTCAAATGCGTTTCTCAGCAAGCTCAGGGATGCCTGATCGATCTCCTGTCCGTTATAATACAGCGGGCCGTCGTCGCCACTCAGAATCTCCGACATGATATGGTCGAGGGATTTGGTAATGTCCCGCTCATCTCTGGCAGTCAGAACAGGGGCTTCCTTTTTATCCTCTGTGCCGGTCATCAGATAGTCTACCGATACTCCAAAGTAATCTGCAACTTTCTGGAGTCTTTCATATGTTGGGGTACTATTTCTCCATTTAGAAATAGAACCGTTTGAAAATCCTAGCTCTTTTTCCAATTTTCCTTGTGATATTTTTTTGTCTTTCCTTAATTTTTCTATACGTTCAAATACGGTCACAATATACCTCCTAAAATACAGAAAAGTTTCTGCAAAACCACTTGACAAATAGAAAGTTTTCGGTATAATAGGGATTGTAACACAGAAAACTTTCTGTAACCAATGCGAAATGGGATTGAAAATATTCAGTTGAGTTGACACCTTTATATTAGAATATTTTCGGTAAAAAGTCAATATATAACGGAAAATTTTCTGTGTTTCCCATTAAAGATGAATAGAGGTGATACAGTGTTATATGACAATGTAAAAAAGATTTGCGAAAAGAAGGGAATTTCGGTCGGCAAACTGGAAAAGGACTTGGAATTTTCAAATGGGAGTATCTGTAAATGGAACGAAAGTGAACCCGGGATCCGGAAGGTCCAGAAGGTCGCGGATTATCTGGGTGTGACCATCGAGGAGCTGCTGAAGTAGGGCAACAAGTACAACCATCCATGCATAGTATCAACCAGGAGGTGAGGCGATTTGACCATTACATACACCAATATCATCAAAACAGAAGGTGGAGAAGTAAAGTTTTTGTCCCTTCCGGCGGAGGAGAGGAAAAGGATCTCCAACATGATGCGCCGTAAGCCGCTGGAACAGTTTGGTGATGTCAGAGTACGTCCTCCTGCTTAATGGAGGGCCAGATGGACAAGCACAGGGAGGTGAGGACGATGAAGAGAAGACCAAAGCGGCCGACCGATGAGCAGGCGATGCTGATCGCAAAGGCCGGGCTGATGGCCAGGGACTGGCTGGTCCTGTGGGAATCTGGAAGCCGGATGTGCCTGGTGCATCGGGGAAACGGTAAGACCAGGCGAATCGAGATTTAAGGAGGTAAGGACGATGGAAAAAGAGATCCAGTACATACCGGTGGGCCGGGTACGCCGCCGGAGAAGGACCTGGCACCGAACCATGAGAGATCTGGTCCGGCTGCTGATGGCCGGAGGTGAGCTGATCGGCACAGGGATCCTGGCCGGGGCCGGATTCGGAGTTGGGCTGGCAGCAGTGACAGTTTTCTTTTAGAGAGGGGGATACAGGATGAAGGACAAATACCTAGCGGTAAAAATTAGTTTCCCGGAAAGTGACTTCGCAGGAGCGACCATTTACCTGGAGGACTGGCAGGCAGAACGGCTGAAAGCCCGGGTGGATGCAAATAACCGGTGTCTGCGGTCCCGTGGATTTCCAGCAGATTACACCATGGCACATGCCATCCATTTTGCGCTTGAGATGTATTTTAGAAGCCTGGAAAGAAAAGAATCCCCGGAAGCGGCAACTTCCAGGGGACTCAAGTAATAAATAAATTCACACACCCTTATTGTAGGGCAAAAACAGGAGGAAATCAAGATGGTAAAAGTAACGATCGAGTTTGACGGGGGAACAGAGGTGTTTACTAGCGACGCAGTAAGCTGTGTGGTGCTCACAAATGAGCCGGATGGAACCAGGTCCTGTTCGATGCTGAAAGGGGCATTTCGCCGTTCTTTCCCAAGGGTTCTGGCGGATGCATGCTTCTCCCAGGTCAAGGCGTCACAGAAAAACCATTCTCCCCTGGACCAGCTGGAAGCGCTGTCCGCATTTGCGGGAAAAACACAGGATCTGATGGACCGGGAGATCGAGGCGAATGGCGGCGGATTAGAGGTACTGAAGCAGATCCTGGAAGCCGGTAAGGAGGAATAGGAGATGGCGGCAGAACGGTTTGTTCTCCCTTCCAGGGCTACTTGGCTGGAAGCACGAAAAAACCATATCGGCGGGTCGGATGCAGCTGCCTGTGTGGGGCTGAGCCCCTATAAGGACAACGTCCAGCTCTGGGAGGAGAAGATGGGGCTGGTACTTCCGGAGGATATCTCAGACCGGGATTATGTCCGGTATGGGACCGAGGCAGAGGGGCATCTGAGAGCGCTGTTTGCCATGGATTTCCCGCAGTACCAGGTCCTGTATGAGGAGAACAACATGTTCCTTAACCCGGAGTACCCCTGGATGCATGCCTCCCTGGACGGGGAGCTTGTGGATCCGGAGGGGCGGCACGGGATCCTGGAGATCAAGACCACGGAGATCCTCCAGGGAGCGCAGACCGTCAAGTGGAACGGGAGGATCCCGGACCAGTATTACTGCCAGATCCTCCATTACCTGGCTGTGACGGGATATGATTTCGTGGTCTTAAAGGCACAGTTAAAGGACAGCCGGAGCGGAGAGCTCCGGATCACGACAAAGCACTATTTTATGGAGAGGGATGAGGTCCTGGAGGATATCCGGTGGCTCTTGGAGGCTGAAAAGGGCTTTTGGGACTGCGTGGTCTCCGGACGGAGGCCGAATCTCATCCTTCCGGTTATTTAGGAGGCAGCTATGGAGTTGAAGATTTACAGCCCGCAGGATAACGGGTTTGCACAGGTGGTTAAATGGAATTTCCAGGAACTGAAAGCGGAGATCTCGGAGACGGTCCGGGACTATGAGATGGCCGTGTATACGGATGATACCATCAAACAGGCCAGGGCGGACCGGGCAAAGCTACGGAAATTTACGGAGGCCCTGGAGGACAAACGGAAAGAGATCAGAAAAAAGTACCTGGAGCCGTATGAGCAGTTTGACCGGGAAGAAAAGGAACTGGTGGCCATCGTACAGGCTGCCATTGACAATATCGACAGCCAGGTAAAGGCATATGAAGAGCGGCTCCGGAAAGAGAAAACGGATAAGATCCGGGAGTTTTATGAGGACAACATCCATGATATCAGGGAGTATCTTCCCTTTGAGCGGGTCATGCGGCCGGAATATGCCAATGCCAGCGTGACTATGAAAGCGGTCAAGACGGAGATCCTTGCCATGATCCAGAGGGTGGATGAGGGCCTTGCAGTCTTAAATGAGGTGGACAGCCCCTATGCCGCCGACATGAAAGCCGTATTTTTAAAGACCTATGATATCGGCGCGGCACTGGCCGAGCAGAACCGTCTGGAGGCGGCAGAAAGAAAGCGCCAGGAGTATGAGGCAGAGCGTGCCAGGCAGAAGGCCGAGCGGGAAGCCAGGGAAAAGAAGGAGACCGAGCAGATCATCCGGGCCGGACGGAAGGCTGAGACGTCTCCCACAGCGGCCGCAGAAGAGCCGCAGCCGGAGGAGCCCGTGACTGCGATCGATATGCGGGTGTATGTGACCAGGGCCCAGATGGTGCAGTTAAAGCAGTTTTTAAAGGATAACGGGATCCAGTTCGGACCCGTTCCGCAGCAGTAAAAAGGAGGAAACAAAAATGGCAGTAGAAAACAGTCTGACAAAAACACAGCCGAAAGCAGACCGTGTGGAATTTGAGGTGGCCGGTGAGACGATCGTCTTAACCCCTCAGACCGTGCGGGATTACCTGGTAAGCGGAGACAAAGAGCGGGTGACCATGCAGGAGGTTGTCATGTTTATCAATCTCTGCAAATATGCGGGCTTAAACCCGTGGTTAAAAGAGGCGTACTGCATCAAGTATGGGAACGAACCGGCCACGATGGTCGTTGGCAAAGAAGCGTTTATGAAGCGGGCCGAAAAAACACCGGGATTTGACGGCATGGAGGCCGGTATTATCGTAATGTCCGGGAACGAGGTCGTATACAGGACCGGAACCCTGAAACTTCCCAGAGAGGAGCTTGTGGGGGGATATGCGGAAGTGTACCGGAAGGACCGGTCCCACACATATCGTATTGAGGTATCCTTTGATGAGTATGCCGGCCGGAAGAAGGATGGCTCCTTAAACAGCCAGTGGTCCAAGAAACCGGCTACGATGATCCGCAAGGTGGCTCTGGTACAGGCGCTCCGGGAAGCGTTTCCGGAAAGTTTCTCCGGCATGTACAGTGAGGAGGAGGGGGACGGAGCGGAAGCCTCTTTCCTGGCTCCTCCGGCTCCGGCAGAGGCTGATGCAGCCGTTTCCGAGCTTCAGCCCCAGAGACCGGCGCAGATCCAGGAGCCGGTGACTCCCCCGCCCACCCAGCAGGGCGGACAGGCCGGTGTGCAGATGGATATGGCATCGGCGTTCTTTAACGACTAAGGAGGTGAGAGCAGATGCCGATCACGTTTGACAACATCGCCGGAGGAGAGCTGGCGGAAAAGTTTTCCATGGCTCTGGCCCAGATCGGACGGAATATCATAGATCCCAACATGGATCCGGAGGCCACCCGTGGGATGACCATAAATCTCAAATTTAAGCCCTCAAAAGCCGGGACGATCCAGGTTGCATTTAACATCAAGACAAAGCTGGCCGGGATCGCAAAGACAGAAACAGTATTCCTGATCGGCCAGGATGCCCGTACCGGGCGAGTGGAAATGTCCGAGTATGGAAATAACCGCCCGGCCGTGACAGGAGCCTATGATGCGGTCCCTGCGGATCCTGGGGTACATGAAAAATCGTTTGACCCGGATACGGGAGAGATTTTAGAAGAGGAGCGGCGGGGGCCTATTGACCTCCGGTCAGCCAGATAACTGAATAACCAGATAACAGAGAGGAGAATCAGATATGTTAGAAGGATTAAAAGAAGCATTACAGTATGTGGTGGGGCTGGGAAACAGCTCCGAGAAGGTACAGGTCTTGGAGATCTGCGGGGAGACGTATGCCAACCGGCGCCTGGAGCGCTACGGGGCTCCGAAGCGGGCGGAAGCTGTGGAGGCATCCACTCTGTCTTCGATGGTAGAGTATATTTTACGCTGCTCTGAGGAGTTTAAGGGCAATAATATGATCATCCATGTGGAGAGCCCGAAGCTGGTCAGCCTGGTCTCCTTCCTGGACGGGGAGAGAAAAAGGGAATACCTTTTCTCTTCAAAAGCAGAAACATCCGAATTCCAGTTCGGAAGATGGTATGACCAGGAGGAGTTCATGATCGCACTCCAGTCCAATTTCCAGATGACCCCGGACCTGGAGGCCATCATGAAATTTGCCGGCAACGTGGAAAAGAAAAATGAACAGACTTATTCGGATGACGGCAGGACGCAGGTGGCTACGATGAATGTGGGTGTGGCATCGAAGGCGGATGTGATCGTGCCGAATCCGGTGGGGCTGATCCCGTTCCGCACATTCCAGGAAGTGGAGCAGCCGCGCAGCCAGTTTGTGTTCCGGATCAGCGACAAAGGGATCCCGGCCTTTAAGATCGTGGAGGCAGAGGGAGGCATTTGGAAGAACGAGGCAGTCCAGAACATCAAGGAATACTTTGAAAACGAACTCGGAGACGCGCCGAAGGAGATCCTGGAGCATATCACGATCATCGGATAATAAGAAAAATAAAAACGGCCATGCTTCCTTGGGAATATGTCACAGATCCGTCAGGAAGCGGATGAGATACAGGGGGACCGGCCGTTCCCCCCTGGAAAGCAGGTGGAATGATATGCCAAGGCCGCAAAAGGAAGGGCTGGACTACTTTCCCCTGGATGTTACCTTTTTTTCTGACCCAAAGATAAAGATTCTGAAGGCCCGTTACGGAGTAGATGGGATTGCGGTATATATTTACCTGCTGTGTGAGATCTACCGTTCGGGATATTATCTCCAGCTCAACGATGACAGCATCTATATTTTTTCGGATGACTTAAAAATGAGCACGGAGAAGGTGATGCAGGTCTTGAACTTCTTACTGGAACGGTCACTGTTTGATCACACACTTTTTCAGTCGGACAAGGTCTTGACCTCAGCCGGAATACAGAAGCGGTTCCAGCTGGCCGTAAAGGAACGTGCCAAAAAGAACCCGGTTCATATAGAGGGGTTCTGGATTTTAAAACCAGAAAATACGGAACCCTTTATAAAAGTGAACCCTTTTTTAAATACTTCCCGGAATAACGAGGATAATTCCGGGAAAAGCGGAGGTAATTCCCGGGAAAAATCCCTAAAGGAAAGTAAAGAAAAGGAAAGTAAAGAAAATAAAAGAAAAGATGGAAGCCCGGAGCAGCCGGGAAGCCCCATATATGAGCTTCCCATGCCCGATGGCAGCATGTATCCGGTTCCCAGGAGCTTAGTTGAAGAATACAGATCTTTATATCCGTCTGTTGATGTCGCTCTGGAATTCCGGAAAATGATCAAATGGCTGGATGTACACCCCAAGAAAAGGAAGACATCCGAAGATATCGAAAAGTTTATCAATGGCTGGTTAGGCAGATCCCAGGACTCGGCCAGACCGCAGCCTTCGGGCGGGCGTGGAAGTAAGAACCGGTTCAAGAACTTTGATGAGCGGGACCAGGATTACGAATCTATCATCTGGGAAGAGATGAGAAAGAAGAATGAGAAGGGGGAGGGGTAGATGGAAGGAAGGGAACTGGCCTATTACGAAATGGTGGATCTGGAGCAGGCGGATCAGAGCATTAAGACCTGTCTGCTGGATGCCGGAAGAAATGTGATCGCTGTCGGATATTATCTCAAGGTGATCCGGGACCGGGAGCTTTTCCGGGATGCGGGATACAGGAACATATGGGAGTATGCCTGGGGAGAATACGGATTCAGCAAATCGACAGCGTCCCGGTACATGGCCCGGAATGACCGATTCTCGGTCGGCGGGAACAGCCCAGTCATGGCAGCGGAGTACCGGGAGTACAGCAGAGCCCAGCTCCAGGAGATGCTGTCCCTGGACGCAGAGCAGATGGAGCAGGTGACGCCGGAGATGACAGTGCGGGAGATCCGGGAGTTAAAACGGCCAAAGGAGATCCCGTATTATGAGATCCCGGGACAGCTCTCCATGGGAGAGGTGAGCCTGGAGGATTTCCTGGGAGCGGCGGAAGAGCCGGAAACCGCGAAGGATCCGGAAACTCCGGACTGTCCGGAATGCAGCAGTTCAGAGAGCCACACGATCCGGCCGGAAGATTTCTTCCCAGCCAGTCAGCCGGGAGACTGCATACACCGTCTGGGATTTGCATGTACGCTTCCGGAAGAGGCAAAACAATCGCCGGGAACCGGAGCAGACTGCAGTACACACTGCTGCTGGGACTGCGTAAAACATGGAGACTGCCGGCTGGAGTGCCATGCATCCGCGGGACGCGAGGGAAGAATTGCGACGTCGCAACGGATCCTGGAAGAGGTCGAGCAGGAGCTTGCTGCAGAAACGCAGCAGAAAGAGGCGGATTGCTGCGAAAACCGCAGCGGAGAATTATCAGCATATGGTACTCCGGCCAGGATATATCCAGCAGACAGTCTGATTGCGACTGCAGGTTGTGAGGGCGGCCATGATTGTTTCTCCTGTTCCGCGGAGTGCGGGATCCGGAAGGAAGACCGGTGGTGTGTGGAAGCTCCCTGTGGAAATCCGTTTCCCTGTGAGATCCTTCCGCATCTGGAGGAGGTCCGGGAACATGTAAGAGATACTTGTGAGTTCACAAACCATGATCTGGCTTATCACCGGGCCGGAGACGGGGAGCCTGATCCATGCTGCAAGCACTGCAAAGAGCCATGCGAGTACATATGCGGGCGGGCCATGAAAGCCCTGGATACCGGGGGTAAGGCAGCGGAGAGCCTGGAGGAGCCGTCAGAAGAGTCAGTAACCGTAGAGGCCGGGGAGCCGGATCCGGAGGAACCAGCCGCCAGTGACCAGGATTTACTTCGGGGAATGCTGGAAAAGGAACGGAGCTTCCTGGAGGAGATGCTGGCAATCGATCAGACAGATTCTCTTCCGGATAACATGGTCAGAAAGAAAAAGCTGCTGGTCAGGGCCCTGGCCGGGATGCTGTGTGATCTGGAAGGCGTGGAAGAAGAGGAAACGGAGCAGCCGGAACTCCCGAAGCTGAAAAATAATGACCAAAGGAAAGAGTGGCTCCAGAATTACCAGGAATGGGGCATCTGGTACATAGATGACCATATCGGATGCCGGTATTACAAGTATGATTTTGACAACGGGGCCCGGCTCATCGTGGAGGAGTATGATGAGCGGAACGAATTCACCGGTGATGCGTATGTATCCGCCTATTATCATCTGGTGGGCGGCCCGGAGCCGCCGAAAAATCCCATGCATGGAGCTTGCAAATGGGCCTGGCATGAAAAATACAACCGGTATCCGGACAGCATGACGGAGCTGATCGAATTCCTGAAGGCTGTCCAAAAAGGCGAGGAATAGGAGGGGGAACCATTGAAAATCCGGAGTATTGCAGAAGCGAAAAAGAAGATTAAGATCGGGTCAAAGGTTATGATAACGACCCAGAAGGCATGCGCCAAAGACTCATTTGGGGCAGTTAAGACCGGGATCCCGAGACAAGCGGTTGTTATTGGCATTTATACATATTTCGTCCATGTGCAGCTGGAGAGCGGAGTATGTGAGAGCGTGATGTGGGCGGATTTAATTAACGCCAGTGAGGAGGATAAGCGATGATCAAAGACAGTGGGGAACACACAAAAATCGTGCATGCCAAAGCTTATGAATGGCTCTTAGAACATAATCAGTTAAATTGGTGTTTATATCTATGACGAAGAATTTTGAAAAATTAAGGAGAACAGCCATGATTGAGTGCTTAAAAATTGAGGATTTTGTGATTACGCATATGTTTAGACCGTATATGCCGAGCCTTAAAGACTTGTGCCATGAATATAGGGTTGAATATGGTGGTAGGGTGACATCTCAGAAGCGAGTTGAAGAAAATCTTAGAAAAAATCCCGAATTGATAATTCATTTTTTGAATGAGTTTCCAGAAACAAAACAGCTAGTTTTTAACAGGCTGCGGAAATGCGGCGGAGTGAAGTTCTACCGGTATCTGGATATGAGTAATCCGGTGGTTCAGTATGTTAAGAAAGGATTGGAAGATATATTAAAGGAGCGTGATAACGATTGAACCAATACAAGAATTTAGTTTGAGAAATGAAAGAGGTGAAAAAGTGATTTTAGACAGCGGAGACCGTACAAAATTTGGGACCGGAGCCGTCCGGGACATGCATGTAGGCAAGGGGAGGATGGATCTCCTCCCTCTGTCGGCGCTGATCGAGTTGTCAAAGCACTGTGAGGAGGGGGCCCTAAAGTACGGCGAGCACAACGTGGACAAGGGGATCCCGCAGCACAGCCTCTGCGACTCGGCTATGCGGCACCTGGTCAAGTATATGCGCGGCGATACAGACGAGCCCCATCTGAGGGCGGCAGCCTGGAATCTTATGTGGGCACTTAACCAGTCCGTAGAGTGTCCAGAGCTAGTGGATGTGCCATGGAGGGAGGAGGAAGAGCGATGAAAAATAAAGAGGGTTACCCGGATCCGACCGCGGGCAGAGCGGTCCGGGAGGCCGACCGGCCGCCGGAGAACGTGGTCATGTTCCGGCGGATGATCAAGTCAATGTGTACGATCTTCCACCTTCGGATCCTGGGCAAGGTGACGATCGTGGATGAGAAAGGACGGCGGTGGTGATGACGAGAGCGGAGAGGAGGCGTCTGGAAAAGGCAGGGGCCAGGAAGGAGCCGGTCTACACGCTGACCCAGACCCAGATCAATGAGATCAGGAAGCAGGCGGTCCTGGAGCGCAAGGAGGAACTTAAGGCCAGCATATCCAGAGAGATCGACGAGCGGATCCAGAAGGAGTGGGCTGCGCGCGAGGCGGCGCTGACAGGAGAAACAGACGAGGAGCAGATCCTAAAGGTCCTGTGCCTTCTCCTGGCGGTGCCAGCCAAGGTCCTCTGTGAAAAATTCCGTTGGAAACCGATTGAGGATGAGAATGACCGGAGATCACGGCTTTTACAGTTTTCCGAGGCCGTGGTGAAAGAGGTAAACCAGACTTTTGCAAATGACAATGTAGACATCCGGGCGATCGGTGAGGAAGTATATGAGAAATACGGTGTGAGATTTGAAGTGAGGTGAGGCCGTTGGACCAGAGCGTCTTAGTCCAATACAGCGAGGTTATGGAGGAGATCAAGGATTTAAGGGAGAGGATCCGGAAGCTGGACCGGTTTTTATCGGATCCTCCGGTGGTTTCGGATACGGTCCGGGGAACCAGGAAGGACGGGACCATCGGTCCGATCAAGATCACGGGGGTCCCTGTACCGGAGTACCAGCGGAAGGAAAAGATCCGGGAACGGTACAGGGAGATGCTGGAAGAGAAGGAGGCAGAGCTCCTGGAGCTGACCTGCAAGGCAGAGGAGTACATAGAGTCGATCCCGAAGGCAGAGATCCGGATCATGTTCCGGCTGTATTATATCGACGGGTTAAGCGATGCGAAGGTGGCTGACCGGATGAACCAGATTTTCCCGAAGCGCCGGATCCGGTACACGGATGAGAACGTGAAGAAGCGCAGACAGAGATTTTTTGAAAAAAATTCAAAATGTCCCCCAATGTCCCGATAAAATGTGCTAGTCTATAGACTGGGAGCCGGAGGCGGAGAGCTGCCGGCCCCATCTTCCTCATCCAAGTACTTATCCCCGTGAGCCCGTCCATCCCAGGCGGGCATTGACGGAACATCTTCCCGGACGGGAGGAAGCGTGAGCCGTAAAACCGAGCCGCAGGTTCAAGTCCATCTCCCGAAATCTAATAAATTTTTCTCCTTGAAGGGCACCTGTCGTGAGACAAGTGCTTTTCTTTTAATGCTAAACATAGAATATAATATTACATTATGGAGGCTTTGACATGATTAGTGAAATGTATTACAATATGATTAAAGCATATTTGTCAAAGGAGAAAAAATTTATGACAATAGACAGTATTATTTCTAAAATTAATCCAGAAGGCAAAATTGAACTTTTACCGGAGGCACATACGTCTATAAAGACAATCGATGAAGAAGTTTTTTATGTAGAACCCAAATATGAGGAAATATCTACAGAAAGAAATGCAAAATTTATTTTGTTTTCTGCTCTTGGTGCTTCTGGAAAAACAGCCCTTGCAAAACATATTGCTTACAAGAAAAAATGTCTTTACTGGGATTTATCACAAATAAGACTTGGAGAGAATAGCTTTCACGGAACTTTATGGAGAGCAATTGGTCAGGACAAGCTTTCTCTTTTTTTCGAACAGGTTGTTAATGGAAAGGCAGGACTTGTGCTGGATGCTTTTGATGAGGCAGAAATGATTTCTGGAAGAGCAGGGGTAGATTTTTTTCTCGATGATTTAGACGAAGTAACAAAAGGCAGTACAGTTCCATCAGTTTGTTTATTTGCCAGAACAGAGAGTGCTGTATATATCGCAGAATACTGTAAAAATCATAATATAAATTATGTGCATTATGAAATTGGATTTTTTGAAGAGTATAATGCAAAACAATTTATAAAAAAGAAAATAATGTCTGTTGGTAATAAAATTACTGATGTAGTTGAAAAGTGTATTAATGAGCAGTTTTTGATAATTAAGCAGTTGTTAGGAAACGAAGAATTATCTAAATCATTTATCGGCTATGCACCAGTTCTAGAGGCATTAGCAGAAGCTTTCGATGAAGAAAGAAACACAATAAAACTATTAGAAAGCTTAAAAGGCTTGTCTGTAACGGGAACCAAAATTGTATTTAATATTTTGGAGGAACTTTTGGACCGTGAGCATAAAAAAGTATACGGCGCACTTAAAGAAAAATGGGAAAGAAAATTTCCTGACTTTTCAGATTGGGATATTGTATACACAAAAGAAGAGCAGATGGTTAGAGTGATAGAGTACATACTATTTGGAGATGTCGAAGCAGATAGTTACTATGTCAATAATGAAATCCCTGAAGAATTATATGTCGATTATATTGATGTCATTAAGAATTTTTTGCCGCAGCATCCGTTCTTACAAAATGTGATGAAGCAGGATAGTATTGACTTTACTGGTCCGGCATTTAGGGATTATACTTTGGCATACATTTTATCTGTAAAAGAGTATGAGGATTTTGCATTACAGTATTTTAGAGATTATACTCAGGCTTCTCATTTTCCATCTCAGTTATTATTTGATTTTTATGTGGAATTTTCCGATAAAGAAATGAGAGGTAATATTTTTCCACTGATGTATGATTCATTTAAGGCGAAAGAGACAGCTGGAAAAGTGGCTAAAATTGATATAAGCGATGATGGTGAAGATGCATATGCTGTATTTGGTTTAAGCGAAATAACTCCGATAGAGATACATTTAGATAGACATAAGAAACTTTTAATTTCAAGATTGTCCAATTCAAACGTGGATATGTCAGGAGAAGTTTGTATAGGTGATTCTCACGGAGTTTCGAGGATTAGTAATTCGGCAGTAATTTGTAACAAACTTTCATTTAATTGTAGAAATCTTGGAATTGAAGCAAGAACACCAGGGGAAGTATTATTAGTAAGTAGGAGTGATGTTTTTAGCGAAACTTCTGAAACTGTTGATATAAAGGTTACAGCAGACGAGAATAGTTTGGTGAAAATTTCGATTCCAAACATAAACAGTTATTATAAACTTCGTCCATATAAGTATGATTACACTGAAGAGAATGTTGAAGATTTTATAGGTTTTTATATATTTGTTAGAAAAATTCTTAGCCTTTTACGAAAACACGAGAAAGATGTTCCGGCAAAGGATAAAGAATATATAGATAACAAAATAATAAATAAGAGCGATTCTAAACGCAAAATCATGGAGTACTTGATGAGCAAAGAGATTATTTTTGTGGATCATGCTCAAGCATATTTGTATAAATTAAACACACAAAAACTTGCCGAATATGGACTTAGTTGGGCTACACTGGAAAATAAAGAGACTTTTAAGAGATTGTATGAAGATTATATGAAGCAGTAAAGATAAAAGAGCCACCACCGTGTGGCTCTTTTCCTTTACCCAAAAACCAACGAATAGGAGGTGATCGACATGGCCAGAGCGCCGGATCCGAGAATTGATGAGGCGAAGGCCATGTACCTGAAGGGTGTGAAGCTGGTGGAGATCGCACACCGGCTGGATCTGCCGGAGGGAACGGTCCGCCGGTGGAAATCCACGCATAAGTGGGAAAGCGAACGTTCGGATAGAAAAAGTGAACGCTCGAAAAGAAAGAGAGGGGCACAGCCGGGCAATAAAAACAGTTCCGGAGGTCCGCCGGGAAACAAGAAAGCAGTTACCACAGGGGAGTTTGAGACTCTCCTTTTTGATTGCCTGGAACCGGAAGAGCGGCAGCTGGCTGCAGCTGTCCCGCCGGATAAAGAGCAGCTGCTCCTCCAGGAAATCCGGCTGCTGACTGTAAGGGAGCACCGGATGCTGAAGCGGATCGATCTGCTTCGGACGTCCATGGATGACTCCGGGGCGGTGTCGGGGGATGAAACCGGCATGACTGCGGTCGGGCATAAAAAGGGCCTTGAAAAGGACAAGGAGACAGATCTCACGGAGTACCGGGGCAAGCTGGGCCAGATCCAGAACATCGAGGATGCCCTGACCCGTGTCCAGGCCAGGAAGCAGGCAGCCATCGACTCCCTGCACCGATACGGCGTGGATGATGCCCGCCTGGAGATCGAACTGATGCGGCTTGACCTGGCGGCCCTCAAGCTGGGCGGCCAGGAAGCAGAGGTGGAGGATGATGGGTTCCTGGAAGCATTAAATTCCGAAGCCGGAGATCTGTGGGGTGATTCGTATGACGATTAAGGAACGGATCAGCCAGACCAAACAGAAACTGGAGAAGCTGAAAGGCCAGCGGAATATCTTGACTAAGGTTCAGATTTTTCGCTTTCAGCCGTTCTCCCGCCGGCAGAAGCAGATCCTTACCTGGTGGGCACCGGACAGTCCGGTAAAGGATTATGACGGTATCATCGCGGATGGAGCGATCCGGTCCGGTAAAACGGTCTGCATGTCCCTGTCCTTTGTGATGTGGGCTATGAGTACCTTCTCCGGTCAGAACTTTGCCATGTGCGGCAAGACCATCGGGTCATTCCGCAGAAATGTGTTATTTTGGCTTAAGCTGATGCTTAAGAGCCGGGGCTACCGGGTCACGGACCACCGGGCTGATAATCTGGTGGAGATCAGCCGCGGACCGGTCACCAACTATTTTTACATTTTCGGTGGCAAGGACGAGAGGTCCCAGGATCTGATCCAGGGTATTACACTGGCGGGCCTGTTTTGCGATGAGGTTGCCCTCATGCCGGAGAGCTTCGTCAACCAGGCGACTGGCCGATGCTCTGTGGCAGGATCAAAGTACTGGTTTAACTGTAACCCGGACGGACCATATCACTGGTTTAAAGTCAACTGGATCGACAAGGCTATCGGATATCTCGGTAAGGCCAGGGCGGCCCGGATCCGGGAGGAGGCAGAGGCCGCCGGAACAGATCCAGGATTAAAAAAGCTACTGTATGTCCATTTTACGATGGACGATAATCTGAGCCTGTCGGAGGAGATCAAGGTCAGGTACCGGAGCATGTACACCGGTGTGTTCTTCAAGCGTTACATCATGGGGCTCTGGGCGATGGCCGAGGGTATTATCTATGATATGTTCGATCCAGACAAGCACACCGTTGATACAGAGGCTCTGGCGGCTGCATATAAGGCCAGGACAGGGCATGACTTCTGGACCGGCGATAAGTATGTCAGCTGTGACTACGGTACCCAAAACCCTACAGCCTTTCTTTTGTGGCAGCAAGGGGCGGATAAAAAATGGTACTGCCGGCGGGAGTATTATTATTCCGGCCGGGATAAGGGCCGGCAGAAGACTGATGCGGAGTATTCGGCGGACTTAAAAGCCTGGCTGAATGGCCTGGAAATCCGGGCAGTGATCCTGGATCCGGCGGCCGCCAGTTTCAAGGCTCAGCTGGAGAAGGATGGCTTTAAGGTCAAAAAAGCAAAAAATGATGTTTTAGATGGGATCCGTTTGGTAGCCACACTGCTGCTTACGGGTTCTATTTTTATAGACAAGTCATGCGATAATCTGATCAAGGAGTTTGCGTCCTACATCTGGGACGCAAAAGCGGCGGATAAGGGAGAGGACAAGCCTGTAAAGGAGCACGATCATTGTCTTGCTGGTGACACTCTGGTAGACACACCGCACGGTCAGATACCTATTAGGGATCTGGTTGGGAAAAGAGGATTTGTGTATTGTTACGATGTTAAGAAGGCAAGAAGAACCGTATCACTATTTTGCCGTGTCCGCATGACACAAAAAAATGCAGTTGTTTACAGTATTGAAATGGCAGATGGAAGCGCAATAAAAGCGACCGCAGAGCATCCGGTTTATACAAGCAGAGGATGGATAAGGGTTTGTGATCTGCGGAAGGGCGATGAAATTGTGAAAATCTGTGAAGATTGCGGAGGAGAATACCGTGCGAACAAATACGCAAGTACAAAATACTGTTCAGTTTGTAAAAATCGTAAGCATTCAAGAGGCGGGAAGAGAAGACGTCTACAACATGGAAGTGCTGAGACACCACAATTTTAGCATTTGTGGTGGGTTTGTAGTTCATAACTGTCTCGATGCCCTCAGATATTTTTGTATGACAATTATCCGGATGCGGCCAGGGATCCGGATCCTGAAGTGAGGTGGATTAGATGGATATTGTATTTGACCCCAATAAAAACCGGATGACTAATATGCAGTTATGCCGGCTCTACATGGATGAGTTTGTGCGATCCAGGGAGCGGCGGTGGATGTTAGACGGGGAGGCATATTACAGAGTGGATAACCCGGAGATCATGAACCGGAAGATGTACCGTTACCGGGCGGATAAGACCACCGGGCAGATAGAGAGGGTGCTGGACAAGTCCAAGCCAAACAATAAGCGGGCGCACGGCTTTATGCACTTGCTGGTCGAGGACAAGGTCAATTATCTGCTCGCTAAGCCCTATACGCTGACCTGCGAGGAGTCCGAGGAGTATCTGGCTATGGTACAGGACACCCTGGGAAAAGGCTTCCAGGACCGACGTTTGATGCGGCTGGGAGTATCTGCCAGCAATGCGGGTATCGCATGGCTGCACCCATACCTTGATGAGGATGGGGGATTCCGGACTGTGATCGTCCCGCCGGAGCAGGGGATCCCACTCTGGAGGGATAACGACCATGAGGAGCTGGACGGCTTTATTTGGTTTTATGATGTCCAGGTCATCGAAGGCCAGGAGCAGAAGACAGTCACCAAAGTGGAGTACTGGCTTCCGGAAGCCGTTGCTTACTATGTCTCCGATTCTGAGGGTGAGGGCTGGGACCTGCGGCTGGACTCCGAGCGCTACCTGGATGCGGCGGTGGATGAGGACAGTGAGTTTATAGAGCACTTCTGCATCGGCAAAGAGGCAGGGAACTGGGGCAGGGTCCCGTTTGTGCCGTTTAAAAACAATGACTACGAGCTGCCGGATCTTAAGTTTGTGAAGTCATTGATCGATGGATACGATAAGGCCCGGTCTGATGTGGCCAATTTTCTGGACGAGGTACGTTCCATCGTGTATGCCTTAAAGGGGTATGGAGGCCACGATCTGGGCGAGTTTATGCGGGATCTGAATTATTTCCGGGCCATTTCTTTGGATGAGGACGGCGGGGCAGAAGCAATCACAGCGCCGGTGGACATCGCGGCGGCCAAGGATGACTTCGATACGCTGCGGAAGGATATCTACGATTTCGGCCAGGGAGTGGATAAAAACAGTGACAAATTGGGCAACAGTCCCTCCGGCATCGCTCTTAAATTCATATATTCCGGCCTGGATCTTAAATGTAACCGGATGGAGAATGCATTTAAGGCGGGCATGGAGCAGCTGTTTGTTTTTGTGGACAAATACCTGGAGTTGATCGGGGCCGGAGCGCATCCAGGCTGTGAGATCGATGTGACATTTAACCGGGACATTGCCATCAACGAGAGCCAGGCTATTACCGACTGCGCCGCATCCAAGGGTATCATCTCGGATGAGACGATCATCAAAAACCATCCGTGGGTCGAGGATGCAGCGGAAGAGCTTGAGCGATTAAACGCCCAGCGGGAAGCTGAGAAGGCGGAATTATCCGATATGTTCCCGCCGGACCCGGATGACGAGGAAGGTGAGGCTTAATGGGATACTGGCAGGAGCGCCAGGAGGCCATGTATAAGACCGGAGAGATGCAGGTCAACAAATACTTCACGCGCCTGGAAAAAGCCTTTAACCAGACGCGCAGGGAGCTGCAGAAGACCATTGAGGCATTTTACTTCCGGTACGCCGAAGAGAACGGTCTGTCTTTCGCAGCCGCCCAGAAGAAGCTGGATGCAGAAGAACTGGGAGAGCTGCAGGACTTTATTGACCTGGCAATGGCCAATATCGGCAGATATAACCAGACGGTCAATAATATGTCCATCAAGGCCCGGATCACCCGTTACCAGGCCCTGGAGGCCCAGGTGGATGCGATCCTCCGGCAACTGTATGCCATCGACTATGAGGCGGGGGCGGAAAAGACCATGCAGGAGATCTACGAGGGCACCTATTATCGCACCTGGTACAACATTGACCAGTACCATGGCTTTCATGCGGAGTTCGCGCAGGTGAGCCCGACCGTAATGGAAAAGCTCCTGGAGTATCCGTTTAACGGTGCGGCATTCTCTTCCAGGCTCTGGAAGCAGAAGGATCATCTGCAGGCCCAGCTGATGGAGGCGGTGACCACGATGCTGATCCAGGGAAAGCATCCTTCCACGCTGACGAAAGAGTTTGCCAAGAAAATGAATTCCAAGAAATTCGACGCATACCGGCTCCTGCATACGGAGAGCTCTTTCCTGATGAGCGAAGCCACCCATGCCGGATATGCAGAGGACGGTGTGCCGAAATACGAGATCCTCGCCACACTGGACAGCAAGACCTGCAGTATATGCGGCGATCTGGATAACGAGGTGTATGAGGTAGGCAAAGAGGTCGTAGGCGTCAACATGCCGCCCTTCCACCCACTGTGCCGGTGCACCACGGTTCCGCATTATGACGATACTCCGACCGAAGGTCTCACCAGGGTGGCCAGGAATCCGGAGACGGGAAAGACCTATGAGGTTCCCGCAGATATGAGTTATAGGGAGTGGAAGAAGAAATTTATTGAAAAAACTTCAAAATTTGATACAATAGAGCCAGAAAATACGAAAGAGGAAATACGGGTGCATTCGGTTGGCAAAATTGACAGGGATATCTACAAATGCATAACGGATGATATTGTGACGGATGAGGTTATTATAACAGATAATCAGATTCAGCATATACTGGATCGGCATCCGGATGCTTATGAGACAGCTATGAAAGAAATGCGAACAGCTATTGAAAGTCCGGATTATATTATTGCAGACGATAAGCACGATAATACAGGGCTAGTTATTAAAAAGTTTAAAATGAAAGGCGATAATTTGCAGTTAGTTCTTCGTGTATGCACTCATAAGGATGAGCCTGGTTATAAAAATTCAGTCATATCGTGTTGGGAAATTAGTGAAAAAAGATTGGAAAACTATTTGAAAAACAAACGAGTCCTTTACAAAAAAGAATAATTGATGTATGATAAAGATACAATAAACAAGAGGTTATCTGAGGTGGTAAATTTCGTTGCAACCACGCACCCTAGCGGTCAAAAGAGATGCAGGAGAGGCGACGCCTGCCGGATAACTTCTTGTTTTTTATCTTCGAGGTGAAAAAAGCGTCTTCATGCGCCGCATGCCTTGTGCAATGGGCAAAAGAGATGTCGGGAGTGACGCTCCGGCCAAAGATTCCTTTTTATTATGGCTTTACCCGGATAATTATTTGAGGTGGAAAATTTCGCACGATCCACACGCCGCTGGTACTGACAAGGGAAACCTGAGAGATGCAGGAGAAACGTGCGCCTGCCAAGTAATTATCTGGATTAGCATAAATAAACAGATAGGATACCACCAGTCAGAAATGTCCGGTGGTATTTTTTGTACCCATTTTTAGCGTTGCGGCATCGCAACAGGAAGGAGCAAAAAGATATGTTAAAAGCAATGTTATCTCAGCCTATGGCTGGAAAAACAGATGGAGAAATTAGAGAAACCAGAGAAAAAGCGATTAAGGTATTGCGGGAAAAAGGATATGAAATTGTAAACACTCTATTTACGGACAAATGGTATAGCAAAGAAAGCATGGAACAGCGAGGGGTTGTACAGATCCCACTGTGTTTTCTGGCGAAATCTCTTGAAAATATGTCCTTATGCCATGCGGCATATTTCTGCAAGGGATGGGAGAATGCCAGAGGGTGTCGCATTGAACATGATGCTGCAGTTGCCTACGGCTTAGATATTATATACGAGGAATAATTATGATCGAAATCATGTGTGAGGGCGGATGCGTCCTTGCGGGAGTGTGCATGCCGTATCCTGTCATGTGCCATCTGCTCCAGGACAGCGTGATCCCGGAAGACGGCTTTATAGAACTGGACTTCTCCGATGGAACCCGAGGATTGATACGGAAAAAGAGTATCATTGGATTTTATGAAACTGAAAAAAGCGCGCAGGCATAGGCCTGGGCGTTATTTTTATCGCCTTTTTTGGTATCCCAGGCGAAAAAGAAGGAGACATCACCCGGAAACCGCGACCGGGATAACAAGCGAAGATGAATCGAAAGGAGAAACTGAACATGAAGAAAGAAGAACTGATTGCAAAGGGCCTGACCGAAGAGCAGGCAACGGCTGTAATCGACATCTACACAAACGAGATGAAGGGATTTATTCCGAAGGCCCGTTTTGACGAAGTGAACACAGCTAAAGCTGATCTGGAAAAACAGGTGGCAGACCGGGACAAGCAGCTTAAGACCTTAAAAGACGAGGCCAAGGACAGCGAGGCCCTCCAGGCCAAGATCACGGAGCTGGAGGACGCCAACAAGGCTGCCAAAAAGGCATACGAGGATAAGATCCGCGATATGAAGCTGACCAGCGCCATCAAGGACCAGCTGTCGGACTGCAAGTATCCGGATCTGGTGGCAGACAAGTTTGACCGCACGAAGCTGATCCTGGCGGAGGACGGCACTGTGTCTGGCCTTTCTGAGCAGCTCAAGGCCGTAAAGGAGACCTACAAAGAGCTGTTTACGCCTCCGGTATCCGGCAAGACCCCGCTCAATAATGGCAGGACCACTCCGCAGGTCACCGGCGACAAGGCAAGGAGAGAGCAGTTAGAGAAGCTGATCAACGACCCCAAGACCCGCCTGGCGGACCGTATTGCAGCCAGAAACGAATTATTTAGCCTGAATCAGGCGGAAAGTGAGGAATAACACATGGCAAATCAGAAGGGAACAGGGACTACCTGGAACTTACCTAACTATGCGGGGGATCTGTTTACGGCAGACCCCACGAACGCACCGATCCTCAGCATGATCGGCGGTCTGACCGGCGGCGTGCAGACTGAGAACTTTGAATTCCCGACCGACTCCCAGTACAGCCTTCCGGAGGCGGCACAGCCGGCGATCACGGAGACTGCGTCTCTGACAGCTCCGGAGGCAGAGGAGATCGTGCGGACCCAGAATACCAACGTAACCCAGATCTTCCACGAAAAGGTGTCCATCTCCTACGTTAAGGAATCCAACCGCGGCCGGATGAGCGGTCTTAACACCGCCGGACAGCAGAATAATGTGCAGACGACAGAAAAAGACTGGCAGATCGCCCGGAAGCTGGAAAAGATCTCCCGCGACATTGAGTACACCATTATCAATGGCGTGTACCAGAAGGCAACCAACGCAGGCGTGGCAAACAAGACCCGTGGCCTTCTGGCGGTGTGTTCCGGGGATGGTGGGACTACGATCGCTGCGGGCAGTAAAAAGCTGACCAAGGCCAACATGCAGGCGCTCTTTAAGGCGATGTATGACGCAGGAGCGGTATTCTCTAATCTGATTCTCTGGGTAAACAGCTTCCAGAAGCAGATCATCACAGAGATCTATTCCTACGCTCCCGCAGACAGAAACGTGGGCGGCACCAACATTAAGCAGATCGAGACCGACTTCGGCAACATCGGCATCAGCCTTGACCGCTTTATGCCGCAGGACAGCGTGCTGGCTGCGGAGATGTCTGTGCTGGCTCCTGTGTTCCAGCCGGTGCCTGGCAAGGGTAATTTCTTCTACGAAGAGCTGGCAAAGACCGGCGCATCCGAAGAGGGACAGATCTTCGGGCAGTTCGGCCTGGATCATGGTCCGGCATTCATGCACGGGTCCATCACCGGCCTGACTACCGCTTAAGGAGGTAACGGACTATGGATAAGAATTTTGACTGGAGCGGGATCCCTCCGAAGGTCCGGGAGATCCTGGAGAGCAGAGTGGGAGCAGCTGTGCCGGATGCGGCAGCGGCTCCTACCCAGCAGGAGTTTAATGCCCTGCTCGAATCCTTAAGGGATGCCGGGATTATCGCGAGAAAATAGGAGGGACATATGGATCGTACAGAGATGATGGCCGAGGTAAAAAAAAATCTGAAACTGCTGGATGGTGCACAGGATCTTGTCATCTCTGACACGATCCTGGCCGTCTGTGATTACTGCAACCTGTCTCAGGACTGTATCCCGGATATCCTGGAGCCGGTGATCCGGAAGAAGGTAAAAGGGATCTTGGACTATGAGGCTGCCAACGGGACCGGGTATCACCCGGAGATAGCCAGTATCAAAGAGGGCGACGGAAGCATCACCTGGGCTCAGACGGACGGGAATACAAAAGCGAGCATCTATGGACTGTCCGCAAGCGATAAAGCGGACCTGCGGCGACACAGGAGGCTGAGAGGCTATGATTAATCCGTATGCAGCCATGTATGATGCGGTCATGACCGTATGGCGCTGGAGGGATGTACAAATAGGCGGCTATGATAAGCAGGAGCTTTATGCTGTGGAGGAGGGGGTACCTTGCCGCTACAGCTCCTCCAGCCAGGTATCAACCGGGACCCCAAATCCGTCCATTGTAAACAGTCACACACTCTTCTGCGGTCTGGATGTGGATATCCGGGAGGGAGACCGGGTCACAGTGCAGCTTCGGACTGGAAAGATCCTGGAGCTTTCTGTGGGGGAGTGTCACCCATACACTTATCAGTGGCAGTGTGAGGTAAAAAGGGATGATGATGCATGAGCAGCAGTAATTACCGGCGGAATAAGGCAGCCATTGACCAGTTCCGGAAAGAGCTGATGGCCATGGTGGAGGATATCGGGGAGATTGATGTACGGGTACTCAACCAGGCGGTCAATGATGGCGCTGAATATGCAAAACGCCATACTCCGATTGGAAATCATCCGAATCCGGTAACATTCACCATTAAAAATGGCCCTGATGCTGGTAAGATCGTTAGTTTTAGGGTAAGTGTTCCGGGAGTAGGAGGAAAACTTCATGAAAGCTGGATCAGGAAGCCGCTTGTGAAAGTTGCGGATGGAATAGAACAGGAACTGGTCAATAACGCAGAGTATGCGTCCTTTTGGAATTATGGTCACCGGATCGTCACAAAAAAAGGCGGACCCACGAAAGGATTTATGAAGGGAACCTATGTGCTGGAGAAAACCCAGAATTATGTCTCCAAAAGGCTAATTGAACTCTTTAAAAAAGAAGTGGAGGCGGTACAGAAGAAACATGATAAATAAATTGTATGAGGCGGTGGCCGCCGAATTGAAGGCGGTCAAGGAATGTTCGGTATATCGGGAGGATGTGCCGCAGAAGTTTAAGCGGCCGAGCTTCCTGGTCACGATTTATGACCAGGATCCTTCCAGGGGCATCAATGGCCGGCTGAAGAACTCTGTTAGCATGGATGTGCTGTATTTTCCGGAGAGCCGGACGGATCTGCAGGAAGAGTGCTGGAACATCGGGCAGGATCTGACGCGGGAATTTGCGCTTCCGGGCTTTAAAATTAAAAACAGGAACTTAAAGATTGAGGACCAGGTGCTGCACTTTATGTTTGATGTGGACTACCGGGAATACCGGGAACCGGATCATACGCCGATGCAGACCATGGATCAGAATACCAGAATGAAGGAGGTATAAACCATGGCAGGAACATGGGATTCCCAGAATAAGGTGCTCCCCGGCGCCTATCTCAATATCAAGACCAACAAGCCTTTGTCGATCATGCCTGGGGACCGCGGCACGGTGGTTATCCTGCAGGAGATGACCGTGGGCGATGATGGGGCTATGTACACAATCACAGCGACTGAGGCCGCCTGGCCGGAAAAAGCTACGGCAGAGGACAAAAAGCTGGCCGTAGAGGCCCTTAAAAAGGCCAAGACGGTGCTGGTGTATAAACTCCCGACCGGGCATGACACAGAGGCCGTCAATGCGGCCTTAACAAAGCTCAAGACCGTACAGTTTAATACCCTGTGCTACCCGTTTGATGGCTCCACGCCGGCAACGGCCACGGCCAATAAGACCGCCATTGCGACCTGGATCAAGGCCATGCGGGATGACGAGGGCGTCAAATGCCAGGCTGTGCTTGCAAACCATGTGGCCGATGATGAGGGTGTGATCAACGTGGCGCATGGGGTTGTGCTGACGGACGGCACTACCCTTACCGCCGCAGAGACGACTGCATGGGTGGCCGGAGCTACGGCCGGAGCCAGCATCACGACATCCAACACCGGCATGAAATACGTGGGTGCCATTGACGTGGAGCCCCGGATGACAAAAACAGAGATGGAGAACGCAGTCAAGGCCGGCAAATTTATCTTCAAGGTCGATAACGCCCAGAACGTGACCGCGGTGTATGATATTAACTCCCTTACCACAGTCACTGTGGATAAGGGCAAGATGTTTACCAAAAACCGGGTGATCCGGACCATCGACAATATCGCCAATGACGTAACTACGATCTTCGAGAGCAGCTATGTGGGCAAGGTCAATAACAACAATGAGGGCAGATCGCTCTTAAAGGCATCCCTGGTGGATTATTTTGTGACCCTTCAGAATATGTCCGCGATCCAGAATTTTGAGCCCGACGATGTGACAGTGGTGGCTGGTGCGGATATTGATGCCGTGGTTGTGGACGCCTACATTCAGCCAGTAGACAGTATCGAAAAGATCTACATTACCGTCCATTTATCATAAAGTCCAGCTAAGAAATGTCAAGAGGTGATATAAAAAAGTTAAATTTTTTACAGCA